GCGCTTTCTTCTTCTCTGGTTCCTGCGAGAGCACGGGCAACTCTTCCGGCACGGCCCCCACCATCGTTGCCTCGCGCCGCTCCATCATCTTGATCGTGTCTTTCACCGTCTCAGCGCTGCGATACCCGCCGTTAAGGTGAGCGTACCGGTCCGACAGGTGCCGAGCAATCACCACCGGGAAATATCCGAGTTTATGCAGTTCCCAGATCTTCCGCTGCTCTTCTTCTTTTACCGGGTAGCCTTGCGCCATTAATTACCTCCTTCAATCGCATTCGCCATGTTCGTTGCCTCGTAGAGCGCAGCTGTCTTTCCTGCGATATTGTACTGGTACCCGCCTGTTGGGAGTTTCGTGTAGTTGAACCTGTTGATCACAGTATAAAGCGGCTTGCCCTCTGCATCGCGCAGGCACACGAAGCCCCGCGCCGGACGTTCCAGCAGCACGATCACATCATCGCGGGTGAGCGTGTCGAACCGTACCGCAGGATCATCTAGGCTGATATGCAGCCGTCTCCCGGCATCGGTAATCAGGGTCTTATCGTAGAGCATAGGACTTGGTGAGATCCCGGGGTTGTGGTCCATGTACCAGTTAAGCGGATCGAGCCGGCCCATCTGGATAAAGAACCGATCGCGGCTGTTCAGAATCTCGTAGAGGAGCCGGTCGAACGGTTCCGCCGCCTCGTCCTGATGCCAGAAGATCAGGCCGTAAACCCATATCTTCCAGAGTTTTTCGCGCCGTTCGTTTGACTGGTCGCAGTCATACCAGCATTCCTTTGCGATATCGTAGAGGATCTTCTGGTTGCCGGTGAGGTTGTCGATCCATGCCTGCGGGATATCGGGCATGATCTGGACCATCTTCCGGAGCGGTTCCTTCATCAGCCAGTGGAACATGATCGTCGCTGTGCTCGCCTTTTCCCATTCAGGAGTCCAGTTCAAGCCGTCGATCTCCCCTGTTGTTCCCATCCATTTAAGGATCCGATTCCTGAATTTGATAAGTAGTGAATTTATGGTCATGCTCGTGCCTCTCGGTATATTGCCCAGCACCTACACGAAGGGAAGCGCGGGGGTTCCTGATCTCCAGATGGGAAATCCTCATCGATGGGTATCCATCCCGCTGCGCTGTTCGCCAAACACCCGTCTGATACCTTCCCATCCCCGCTATTCTGCCAACTCTTTTCCATCTTCACGCCGTCTTCTTGTATCGACTGTGCGAAGATATGATTCCCGGTCTCATACGCACGGGCGCTCTCGGTTACTGCAATGAGCCGGGCCCGGTCCCTGCTTATGGGGCCGTCGAATAGTTTCCGGATCTCCTGCCCGGCTTGATTATACGACCATCCCTCATCCAGAGCCGTAACCATGAGCCGTTGCAGGCTGCCCTTTGTCGTGTCCTGGATATCCTTGATGTATTTCAGCGATCCGCCCGTTTCCTTGAAATACTTCACAGCCCGGGGATTTGCGAGGCTGAATGTGGTCTTTGGATCGTACTTCAGTTGTCCTTTGAGTTGATCAGCGCCGGATAAGATGCCGTCCTTTTCAACACCGAGAATAACGTTTTGTAAGTCCTCATCGGTCTCTTTCTCAATGTCGGACCATACCTTATTCAGTTTCTTCAGTGCTTCGGTTTTGACGGGGTTTCCTGCTTCCAGAGCCTTGATTGGGATGTCGGGCGGGAAGTACTCACGCATCCTGGTAAAGTGCATGAGGGTGAGCCGGGACTGTTCCTCGAAGAATGCGCGGAGGTGCTGCTCGTGGTTGCGGGCGATGCGGTCTTTGTCCCGGACCTTCTGATACCCGATGGTTGCCGTGGTGAAGCGGGTGATTGCTCGGGAAAGTACGGCGGGGATCATCCCTTCCTTACCGCCTCTGCCAGTTCGTGCGCTGCCGCCGCCATCTCCTTCTCTGATGCAAGTTTCTGATCTGCCATTGGATCATCGGAGGTGCTGCCGTAGTTCTGCATATCAAACGGGTTCGGCTGGAGTTTCGGTTTCTCCTCTTCGGTGCGTTCGTCTTTCGGAACACCGAACCTTTCCCGGCAATAATCTGCGGGGAATACCGCATCTGGATCGGAGCCCTGACGGAATGGCGCAATGGCTTGTGAGAGTTTCAGGAGATCCTGTGGATCGGTTTCATTGAGTTTCATCTTCACGAGCCCTGGAACACCGGTGCGCATGTCTATAACGATATTCCACATCTGCTCAATATCCCGCTGGCATGATTTGATTTTCTTGAAGAACGCACCAACGCGGGTGACAGCGGTTGCGTCCGTGGTTCCCTGCCTGAGTCCGAGCAGTTCGCCCGGGATCCCCATACCGGAAACCACGCGGGCCAATGAGACATCTGAGTATTGCTGCACGTTGGGCACTCCCGCCGTATCGTGCATGATCATCTCAATGTCGCCTTCGGTCGGGAAATTGTCCTTTGCGTTGATCTCGTCGAATTGCTTTTTAAACTCGTCCCAATCGGCATCAGACGCCTTCGCAGCATCGGGCCGGTTCTTATTCAGCGCGATCTGCCATTTGGGAGTGCCGTGCAGGCAGATGCCGTTTGCCGTTGCCTCAATCACACGGGTATCGCGTTTGATGTCGTGGATCACCCGTTCGATCAGCGAGATGCCATACGGGGAATCAGGGCGGCTCATGAACTGGTAGTGCAGCACGAAGGGCTTTTCAAGGATCACCGGAACCGCGAGCGAGTCTCCGTTGTTGGCGTTGCGCTGGATGTATCGCAGGATCGCGCCGCTCTTTTCGGTGTCGAACTCAAAGCACTCGGCCGGCCGGGGGATGACGTTCACGGGCTTCTCAGCCATTGATCCGCGCCCCATCACGATCTCCGCGAGGCCGTCCCGCACGGTGATAGCGTCAACCATCATTTGCCATGTGATATCGTAGACGTTGATGCCGTTTAGGAAATCCTCAACATCTGCCTTTGCTGCTTCTCCGCTTTCTCCCGCATCCCCGTCGATCTCCATTGTGTAGCCCGCTCCGATGGTGTACAGCGGGTACAGGTCCACGCCCTCCGAGATGTACGCTCCTTGCAGGTAGATGTTCCGGAGATCCCGCATTTTCTTGAAGGTCCGGTTCGGGTCCTGGGTGAGATCCGGAATATACATCGACCCCTGCCCCGCGATCCGCCAGTCTCTGGCTTTTGCGACTGACTTTACATCCTCTGTCGGTCCCTCGTTGATGCTGAGGAGCCGCTTACCTAATACGTCAATTCTCATGTTTTCAACCCCTCAAAACACTTGCATCGCCCTTCATCAGTGATCATGATTAATTTCAAATTGCAATGCGATTCTGGATCGTGGGAATTGCTGTTAAATCTGCATTGGTGCGCCCAACACGCCACCAAAGATTCTCGGTTGTCTTTCATGTCTTACCTCCCATCTTTCTCCCGGCTGCCCTGAAAGAGCCCCCGGCATTCGTCTTCTCAAGTCTGAACAAATCCCAGAATGCCCAGACCATTGCATCCATCCGATCCGGGCTTTTCTGCCCGGGCTCCCATTCGCACATCTGATCTTCCAATTGCGGAAACGTCCCTACGTGATGGATTTTTCCCTGCTCATAAAGAGACGATACCGGTTCCGCTCGGATCTCCTTACCCCGCGATGCATGAACCGATGTAAAGGGAATATTCCGGTCAACGGTGCGGAGGTTTACCTCAACGAGATATCCCCCGTTGTTGATTTCCCCCACAACCCTATCGCCTTTATTGCCGTTAAAGGATCGGACAACTGCACGGGCCCACTCGACGGCAGATCCGGCTAAAGAAGTATCCTCCAATACGTACCCGTGCCCTTCTGCCGATATCCCGGCAGCGATAATGCCGGTCTCTGCCGATTTCTCTTCCGTCTCTTTCGGGTCGGATACTGCCGGATCGACTCCCACTACGACGCGGATAAGCTGGGGTACTTTATCATTGGGCCCTATCCGTTGCTCCTCAATGAGTGCCCTTGTCCATTTGGCATTGGGGTTATCATCCAGGATCTCCCCTTCGAGTTCCTGCCGGCCCAACCTGGTGCCAGCATAACGGGCCTGGATACGTTCAAGGAATAGTTTTGAGAGGTTGCCTGCGTTCTGCATGGTAGAGAACCGAACGTCAATAGTCTGCGGATCTTTGATCAGACGCCGGATAATCGGAATAGGGCGGGGAGTTGTGGTACAAAATACCTGCGGGTTGT